CAGTCACAATACTCATTAATGCGTTTTTGTCTGCCGGTTTTGCCACATCTCGGTATTCCGTCATTTGTAAGACGGCCAGATATCCACCACAAGCACTTAATGCATTCCATTGGTATTGGTTTTGGCTCTGATCTGCCAAATAACCGTTTAAGCCATTCGAACATCAGTTGTTCTACCTCTTTTTCTTGTCAATATCCCACTTGATGTCATACTCCATATTCCTGAATTTGGAGTTACAGTCCTTCATATACCGATGATTCCACAGCCAGCGAATGCGCCGGATGTAGTACATAATTTTTCTCATGATATCCTCCAAAAGGAAAAGGACCGCCGGCCTCCCAGATCGGCGGCCCTCTTCTTTATATATGAAAACATACACGGTGGCCTTGGGTTTTACAGGTACTCTGTCTCGCCTTTGGGGGAAAGCGAAAACAATGAGTGGTTTGGATTTTTATGAAAGCTGATAGAAACAGTGTTTAGAACTGCTCAGATCCCTGCTTGATGGGATCTCAATCGCTGTTCTCTACAATGTGTAGTATGTCGTTTAGTAACATTCCGACAGGCTGCCGTTGGGTCCAAAAGCGCATTTGCCGCACAACTACTGCCATTCATTTCCGACAGGACCACGGCCCACCTTTATACACCGTGCATGAATTCACCAGTATCAGTTGTCGCTGTTCATCCGGTTCTTCAGGCCGCGACCAATGCCCTCTTCACACTTTTCTCTGCAATTATCCTCGCTATAAGCGCAGATATCACAAAGATTGATAGTCGTATCTAATGCTACATCGCAGAGGATTTCTGCGATTTTCTTATACTCACTCTGTCTCATATAACCTCATCCGGTACATATGTTGCTGGGTTAATATAATATGGTGTCTTCCAGTTATTCGCGGCTATCCGGCCAATCATGGCCGATGCCTGTTCAAACGTCCACTGGCCGACATTCCGAAAGCCACGCTGTTCCAGCTGACGTATCTGCTTTGGTCTCGCAAGGCCCTGAAACTGTCTTTCTCTGAGCGTACTCAGCAAGAATTTTGCCTCGGCCTGTGTGGCGATCTGGTCACCGAAGATGCCGAACTGCTCCAGCGCATCAATCATCTTCTGGTCCGGAGCCGACATGTCATCACCCAATTCAGGCTGATATTCTGCAAGCTCCAGTGACTGAATGCTGAATGCATACTGCAAAGGATCGACGAGTTTTGCTTTGCGCTTCCGCATCTTTGCCAGCTGTTCTGCCAGCCTGGCCTCACGCTCTGCAATGGTATCTGATTCTGCTTTCTGTTCGGCCTCTTCCAGATCCACCGCTGCGCCGGACTCCTCCAGATTCTTTGTCATCTTCTGTGAGACTTCCTCGTCCTTGCAGATGAGGCAAGCTGGGCGGCACAGGTCCATCCGATCAGTCAACCACAGGAAATCCAGAATCAGCAGATCTTCTTTTCCCTCAGCCAGGCGGGTTCCGCGCCCGACCATCTGACAGTACAGGCCGCGTACTTTTGTCGGCCGGAGGACTACCACACAGGATACGCTGGGACAATCCCATCCTTCGGTCAGCAACATTGAGTTACACAGGACCTGATACTTTCCAGCATCAAAGTCTCTCAAAACCTCTTCGCGGTCATCGCTAGTCCCGTTGACCTCTGCCGCCTTGATACCAAGTCCGGTCAAAATTCGGCAGAACTTCTGACTTGTAGCGATCAAAGGGAGAAAGACTACCGTCTTTCGTGTCTGCGCCACCTCTGCTACGACCTTTGCTATCTGGTCCAGATATGGATCCAAAGCACTGCCGACCTGAGAGGCGGCAAAATCCCCGCTCTGAATGCTCACATCGCTGATGTCGATTTGCAGCGGGATTGTCTGTGCCTTTATTTTGCAAAGGAATCCCTCCTTGATGGCATCCGGAAGCGTGTACTCATATGCCAGATGCTTGAAAAAACTGCCGAGATTGCGATGGTCACCACGCTCAGGAGTAGCAGTAACCCCAAGCACCCGAGCCCTAGGAAAATGCTCCAGCACTGTCTGATAGGTTGTAGACAATGCATGGTGCGCCTCGTCAATGATGATGGTTCCGAAATAGTCATCGCTGAACTTCTCCAGACGCTGTGGTCTGCATAGAGACTGTACAGATCCCACTGTCACTCTGTACCACGAGCCGAGGCAAGATTCTTCTGCCTTTTCCCGTGCGCATCTCAGGCCGGTGGAACGATTCAGCTTATCAGCCGCCTGATCTAACAACTCTGCCCGATGAGCCAGTATCAGCACCCTACGCCCAGCGGACACTTCCTTTGCTGTTATAGCTGAGAAGCAGATCGTTTTACCCGTTCCTGTTGGAAGGACTGCGAGAGTCCTGAGGATACCGGAATCCCAGTCCCTCAGGACAGAATCTACACAGTCATTCTGGTATGGCCTCAGCTCCATCATCTAGCGAAATTAGGTTGCTGATACTGAGGCTGGGTATAGTACTGAGGCTGTTGGGGCGCCTGATACTGCGGCTGGGTCGGCTGGGTGAACTGCGCCGGAGGCGTTACGGACGGTGCGGGAGTAAATCCGGACAGCTGATTCTCAGCCTTCTTAAGGAACTTACTGACGTTGTTGAAGAATGTGCCGGGATTGTTGCCTGGCGTCTTGGTCACATGGCACCGGCCCTTCATACCGATACACTGCGTGATCATCGAAGGACGTGCGTTATCTCTGGTCTTAGCGGCTCCCACGGAAACGAGCAAATCAGACAGTTTCCACGCGAATTTCTGCAGCAGGAACATCTTTTCTGTGAGAGTTGTCGTATTAACTCCATCAGTGACGCGGAGCTTGACATCAAGCCGCATGCACGGCGGGACCTTATCAGATCCTGAATACTGGGTTCTTTCAAACGATACAATCTCGAAATCATAGTCTCCCTCTTCAAGAATTACAAAGTCGCTTTCCTGTACCACAAAGTCCTCGTCCCATCCCAAGGGGCGGTTGTCATCCATTGGTACATTCGTAGTAGGCATAACACTCATAGCTTATTTCTCCTTTCAAAATGGAAGATTTTCTCTGATCTTCAGAATCATGTCTTTGACGATTCCCCATTCAGGGATGATATATCCGGCGATGAAATCGGGCGGATAGGCAGTAATTGGAACATTCGAACCCATCGGATAGAATCCCAGCTGTTCAATGCACTCCGCCACTTCACTTTCAGTGGCATCAATTTCCCGCATCAGCGCGTACAGCTGACTATGTTCCGGAGTCGGGTAATTGGTCGGTTCAATCGTCGGAGCCGGCGGTGCTGTCGGTGCTGGCGGCTGAACTGGTGCCGGTTCAGGGACAGGAGCGGGAGCAGGAGTAGGAGTTTGAACGGGAGCCTGAACAGGTTCAGGCATCGGTGCCGGTGTAGGTGCTAGTGTTGATCCCTTTGACGGGATTAACGGAGCGATGACCGAATAATCAAACTCGCACTCCTCAGGCAGTCCAAAGCGGTTCTTGGCGTTCCAGGCGGGACGATGCGCGGTATACATGACACGTTTTCCGCCCATTCCCTTTCCTTTCTTAGTTTTGTCGTCAACCACAATCATTGTCTTGTAGTTGGCAAACAGGACCATATCAGCCCACTCATTGACCATTGCGGCCACGTTGCATTTCGGACTATTCTGGAGCTTAAGCTCCCACCTGTCATAAGATCCCATTTCATCCGGCTGTTCAACTTTCCGGAGCGCCGTATGTGCTACCAGAAAAACATTGATGCCTCTGCTGACAACCAATGAGAGCTTGTCCAGCAGTCTACCCATAGCCTCGTATACTTTCTTGTATCCGGATCCATAACCGCCGTCTTCAATCGACTTCCAATTGTTCGCGGCAATGACCTGATTCGCGGCCAGCTTTTCAGCCCAGTCGATGGTATCAATAATCAGCGTGTCACAGAGTGACGGGTTATTGATTACTGCATCGACTTCTTCCATCAGCATGGTCCAGCTTGTCGGATCGTCTAAACGGGCCACATCTAGCTGTTTTGTACTGCCCTCTGTGTCGATCACCAGAGCGTTCGGTGCGTGGCTGGCAAAGGTAGACTTGCCAATGCCAGGCACACCGCTGATGACTACGCGCTGGGCAGATTTGATGATCCCTCGCCTGATGTTCATTTACTTCCTCCAATCTTTCATGGGCGCTGCAAACGTCCGTTTTGTTTCTGCCGGCTTGATCATGCCGTCTTCAATGATGATCTGGCACTCATTGCCAGTAGAAACCCTTGTACCGATAACCTGCATGCCCTCACCCATCAGCCACGCTCCAAAGCGGCTCAGCATGTCGTTATCCATCTGTTCCAGCTTATCAACCAGAACGAACTGACACTGCGGATTCAGGCACTTCACGATGCTGGTAGCCACGATCAGCTGATCTGAACCAGACATATCGCCCCAGCGCTTCCCGTTATAGGTAAGGCACCCATCCTCAATGGACAGATTCGGGAGCGGGAGATGAGCAGACTTGAGCAGTTCATAACGGGACTTCCGGAGTTCTTCCAGCTGAGTACTCATGGCGTTATACTGGTCACAGTAGTTCTTAGCCTCTTCCTGTGCCGCTTCTTTCGCCAGATTGGCACGGACTTTGGCATTGATCTGGTCGATATCATGGAGCTGGGCGGTGATTTCATCGGTAGACTCATCAATCAGTTCTTCGACCGTCTTTGATGCCGTCTCAATATCGTTGTCAAGCTGGGCCTGTGCTTTTAAAGCCTCCGTCAGCTCATTCTGTGCCATCTGGACCTTTTCCATCAGAAACTGAATGTGCCGTTCAGTCTCTGCCCGATGAGTCAGCATCTGGTTCAGATTCTCCCGTTTCCTCTGGTTCTCGCCGTTCCGTGCAAGAATCTCGGAATTCTTCTGGATAAGCTCCACAGCGGATACTGGCTGATTCGGTGCATCCGGATAGCTCGGCAGTTCTTCAGCAAACTTCTGCTTACTGGTAACCAACGGATAGAACGCCTGGCGCTTGTTGTATACGCCGTTGACTTCTTTATCAATGGCGGCCAGCTGATCGCCGACACCGATGATCTTAAGAAGAACATCTGCCTTTTCCTTGTCGGTCATGTTCATAAACTTCGGCAGATCCAATGCCAGCTGGCTGACAAAGGAATCAAGGAGCTTCTGGCCATACTTCTGGCCGGTGGGATCAGTGACGTACAGTTCACTGTTTTTTCCCTTGCGCTCCACAATCAGCCCATTGTCGAGCGTCAGCTTGATATGCGGCGGAAGAGCAGACCCGTCAAACTGCGGGCTGTTGGGGGCGTATTTGTTGCCCCCCAGAGCCCATGCAATGGCATCCAGAATGGATGTCTTGCCCTGATTATTGTTGCCGCCAATGATCGTCAGGCCATTCTGAGTTGGCTCATAGGCCACGGTCCTGACTCTCTTGACGTTCTCGATCTCAAAAGACGTAATTTTCATTTCCAAACTCCTCTTTCTTGTCTTCTGCTGTCATATTCTTTGCCACAGTAACCGTCATCTTGGATATGGCCGTGCAGAATTTCTCAATGTCGATTCCGAGAGTTGCCGCGACATCATATACAATGGTACATACCATCGCGATGAGTTCCTTGTCGTTCGCATTCAACTCGACCATGGCTCCCTTACCATCATTTTTGATGGTACAGCGGATATATTTGTTCTTCTTCATCTTTCTTCCTTACCCCCACTGTTCTGCAAACGCTCTTGCAATGCCGTTGAAAGTCTTTGACCGGACACTCCCTTTTCTGGAGTAGGTATCTTCCCAAGTTCTTGCTTTTCCGGATGGCAGAACGCCGTACATCTTCCGGTTATCCGGTTTCGGGAGACTGTTCGTTTCAAGCGGCTCTAGCCCCTTCAGCCAGAGGCATGTGGCTTTTGTTACATACTCCTCATCAGATTCTGACTCAGCGAACTGGTACGGATGAATGATCTGGTCAGGCTGTCTGTAGGCGCTGTTCATGATCCCAATCGGATTCTCAATGGCGATCTTCTCACAGTCAGCGAACACGAACCGCATGAAGAAATCCATGGAACTGATGCGGGACAGCGTCCGTGCGTTGATCTGATTAACAGGAGTCAGTTTCAGCGAATGATGCCGTGTCGTGACATTCGAAAGATATGTACACGGCGGATGGGCTATGATCAGATCCCAACGGGGAATCTCGATCTTCTCACCACTTTGCAGTTTTAATACCCCCCCATTGATGACCGCCATGGAATCCATCAGGATATGCCATTCAGGATGGCCACCGGAGCATGCCACAATATCATTGGAATAGGCATTATGGCCACGCTTGCGGAACTCAGCACAGGTTTTCTGCGACTCCTCACAGGCAATCAGCACATTCACCGGTCATCTCTCCCTCTCCAGAAAGCCGCCTTATACGCATCGTTCGCGGCCATCGCAAGATTCCGTGCGGTAATCGCCTTGGTCCGGAAATTGGGCATGCAGAGCGGATTCTGACAGCTGTACCACACATCAAAGCACTTGTCAGCTGAGACACTCGGCCACCACTGAAGGTGCATCGGCATCTTGCAAGCTGGACACGGCGGCTGTTTGTATTTCCGGACCTGAGCTACTGCGGTCAGCTCCATCTGGGATGCTTCCCGTCTCTTGGGCATTTCCATTTTTCAATGTCACCTCGAAAAAAAATTTATAGTCTTTGTCAATGTACTCAAACTTGCCGGTCTTGCTGCACCGACAAATCAACTTACCGGCCGGAGGATTGATCTTCCTCTTTACCAAATGCGGTACCGCCGGTATACGTGATGCTTATCGTTAGCCCTGACGGTTTTCAGCGCCTTTTGCAGTTCCCACCATGACAGGCCGGGAATGGGTTCAGGACGCGAAATTTGCCGCTTCTGGCGCTCTCTGCCGGCTTCATCGATAAACTCGTTAGCCAACCAGATGACGATCACCACGGTGGCTAAAAACATGCCTGAGAGCATGATGATTGCTCCAATGATCATTTGACTCCCTCCAGCGGATCGAATGTATAATTCAGCGACTTTGCGAACAGCTTGATATTTCTCAGTTCCTGAAGGGACAGCGTCCCTGGATCCTGTATTCTGCGGCAGAAGGTCGGGACAGTCATGCCGATTTCCCGACACAGTGCCTTTTGGGACTTCGCAGCGCCCTGAAGCATGGAGAGTATCAATCGGATTCTCTCATCTTCTTTTTTGACATCTGCGTATTTCATTCTTAACTCCTTTCTGCTATAATAGGAGCCGGAGAGGGCATGTTAGCTCATGCTCAACCTCACTGTGACGGGCAGTGAGGTTTTTTATTTCTTCAGGCTGATCGGGGGATCGATCGGAACAGCAAGCATAGCAATGATATTGCTCTTGCTCATGTTTGTTTTCTTGGTCAGCGTATCAATGATCTGTCTGATCATGTAGATGACGTTCATGCCGATTCCACTAAGAGCCACATTGCACTGCTTGTCATCCATGACAACAATCATATGCGCTACCGCATTCGATTCCTCACAGATCGCGCTCAGCCTCTTCACCAAGGGCTTGTCATTCTTGGAGAAAGAGAAATCAGGCTTGGCCTCACAGATCATGTGGTAGGTCTCTTCCTTGGCTTCCTGAACAGCCTGAGCGATGCAGTTCCGGATTTCCTCTTCAATAGTGTCATGGATAATGTCCTCCAAGTTATCATCAAGGTGGTCCATGATGTTGTCCTCAAGGTCGTTCGTCAGCCGCTTCGTCAGCTCTTCGGCATAAGCATTAATATTAATCATGTAGTTTCTCCTTTCATAGTTCAAGCAGTTTGAACTTCTGCGGTAAAAAAATAATCGCCGATCTCAAGAATTGGAATAGTGAGCTTTTCACAGATGCTCTTGATTTCATTCTGAGTAAAGCAATTCTTCCCATTGATCTTAACCGACATGGTATGTTCCGACATGCCAATAGCTTTGGCCAATGCGGCCTGTTTCCCATACTTCTCAATAATGCGCCCTTTGAGCTTGTTGTAATCGAATTTCATGTCCTCACCCCCTTTCGAAAAAGTTCAAGTTTTTTGAACGCATCGCTATGATACCACCGCCGCATAAAATCCGTCAATACCCAATCGTTCAAATATTTTGAATTTTTTCCAGAAACATATTGAATAATAGTTCAAGATGGCTTATAATACCCACATCGAAAGGAGGTGTAGCATGTTTAGGTCATCCACTGCGGATAGATTGCAGTACCTGATGAGGACCAGAAACCTGAGACAGGTTGATATTCTGAACCGAGTTCTTCCTATATGTAGCAAGTACGGCATAAAGATGAATAAAAGTGACATCAGCCAATATGTTTCAGGAAAAGTATCACCAACGCAAGATAAGCTGTATGCACTTGGCGAAGCGCTGAATGTGGACCCTGTATGGCTCATGGGTGCTGATGTTCCAATCAATAGGAGCGGTTCCGAAAAGATCACGGTTGAAATAACTGATGAAGAAATGGAACTGATAGAAGTCTATCGCGCAGCTGATCCAGTATTTCAGAAAGAAGCAATAGATATGTTGCAAAGACACCCGAAGAAATAAAAAAAGCCGTGCAGGTGGCACTGCACGGCAATGTGGAAAAAAGAACGTGGGAACGTTGCATGAGAGATTATAACACAAAACAGGAGGAAAAGAAAATGGCAACACCGGTTAAAATGCCCAATGGCAAGTATCGTCTTCGTATCTATTATGGAACAGATTCCAAGGGAAAAAAGAAGTATGCATCCTTCACCTGTGACAGCGCGGCCAAGTGCGAGAAGGAATACAAGAAGTGGCTGAAAGCTGGCGGTGGAGTGATCGAGGAAGAAATCCCCAAAGGCCCGACACTCGATGAGGCACTGGAAGATTACATTGAAGGATGCCGCAACAACAAGCGCAGTCCCTACTCCCCCACAACGATTAAAACCTATGAGTCAGCCAGGATGCACTCGTTCGGCGCTTTCAATAATATGTATGCGTTGGACATCACCCTTGAAGATGTACAGGATTTTGTCGATGCCCGCGCCGATCAGGGACGGGCGGCAAAAACGATTAAGAATGATATGTACCTGTTAAAACCGGCGCTTGAAAAGGCGGGCAACCTGAATATCCGGTGGAAGTCGGTTGAACTTCCGGATCAGGAACCGGAAGAGTACATCATCCCGACCGATGAGCAGATTCAGGTACTGCTCAAGGAAACCAAGGAATCTGATCCGGACCTGTACCGCGCCATCATCCTTGGTGCATTCTGCGGATGCCGTCGCGGTGAGATCTGCGCCCTGACTTATGGAGATGTCACCCGCACCACCGTGAACATTAACAAGGCGCTGGCCGTCAATGAGATGAATAAGTATCAGCAGAAGGAAACCAAGACGCGGGCGGGCAAACGGGTCATCAATATTGACAACAGCGTTTATGATGCTCTGATGCTCCGCCAGCGGATGGATGGAGTGATTTATACTCCGGACACCTCGCTGATTGGTCTGAAGCCCGAACTGGTAACGAACCGTTTCAACCGTCTCCGGACGCGCCTTGGCTATGAATTCTGCTTCCATGCGCTGCGCCACTATCACGCATCCATCATGGTTGCGCTGGATGTCCCGAAAAAGTACGCCGCTGAGCAGATGGGCCATGCATCATACCAGATGATTGACCGCGTATACGGCCAGATTATCAAAGCAAAAGAAGCACAGGTTTCTGCCAGCATCAATACTCATACAGCGGCAGTCCTGAGTGGTGCAGTCTACAACTGGTAAGACGTCTGAGTCATCTCGCGAGTCATCTCACGAGTCACATATTTGATAACAAACCCATCAGAAATGGAAAAAGCACTATCAAATCTGATAGTGCTTTCTCATTGATTTTTGTGGAAGTCCCACAAATCTAGGGTTTAGAGAGTCGAGGTGACAGGATTTGAACCTTGTACCAAGCCTTATATATCAGTAGCTTTGAATCAAAAGTCATCCGGTGCGTCATCTTCTCAGCTTGTGGTACCATTCAGCCGCTTTCTGCTGAGCATGGTTATGAGCGTATTTCATGACATCCGTTTTTTCTTTATCGGTCATTCTATCCCATGCGCGAGTCTTTTTTCTGACATAACTATTATACGCATCCCGATATTTTTTGTCAAAGTCGTTCTGATATTGTTCCTCAACCTCATACTTGGTCTTGTTATAAGAGCCGGTGTATTTCGGATGCGGCAGAACAGCAACGTCTTGTGTGGAGTCAAAAATCTGCATGGCTTTCTGCATATATGGCATATTGCTGTCTGCCTTGAAAACGTCATGTATGGTTTCCGGTGTCACATAGCCAGCCTTGACCGTCTGAGGAATCATATCGCTCTGTACCTTTTCAGGCCTTGCTAGACCGACTGTAGCCGCGGCATACATCAGGTTCTCCTGCACGGCATAGTCATAACCGTATTTCTGGAAATAGTCACCGATGATAGCATTGGCTTCCAGCATCAGTTTATTCCGCTCCATACGGATAGATCTGGCCTCGGCATCCCGTGCGGATTCAGTTTTGCTGTTATCATCCAAGACGGTTTTTTCTCTAGACCGAAGCTCTGCAATCTGGGTGCCGATGACACTAAGCCGTGACTCTGAGCTGGTCAGATTCTTCGCTTCCTTCAGTCCGGCTGTTACCTCGTCTTTGCTCAGATTGGACCTGAAATAGACAATGGAATGGCCAGACTCAGCGTTAGCAAGTACGCCGCCAAGCTTGTCCAGACCGGCATAGTATGTCTCAGACAGACTGTTGGAGTAGATCGGATCAATAGTAAACTTCCGCGCTGCGTAATCATACAAAGCCTCTCCAACAGCACTCGGTGGTCCCTGATGATCATTGGTCATGTTTTCATAGATGTTAATTCCAATCCTTCCCATAGAGCCGGTAAACTCTTCCGTTATGTATCTCCACCCAGCCGGTGAGAGTTTTACACCGACAGTATTAGACATTGAGGACAAAAAGCGGAACAAATACGGGGTTTCCGCATCCCACCGATCCTGAGGCGGTTTATCCAGATCTGAACCCGAATCAAGCGGTATGCCCTGAAAATTAACATTATTCATTGCATCGTTAAACGGTTCCCAGACAGCATCAAAAGAAATTGCAGTATTCATAGCCGCATTCTTTCCGATTGCAAATATAGCCGCACCTGGATCATCTTCCCATCCGGTAAACGTCCGACCAATCATTTCACCAATATTTTCTGCCGTCTGGATGAGCATGTCCTGAGAACGCTTGACACGGAAGAATTTGGCGTTGTCTCCATGACCGAATTTGATATGGAAGTATTTCGATTTCTCCGAATCACGGACTTCATCATAGGCTTCTTTGTCTTCATCATCCCAGAACAGACCACGAAGAGCGGCAATGGCTACACCACGGATAACGGCATTAAGAGCAGTTCTCCGAAGCAGTTTATTCCGTTCTTCCCTGTTCTCAGGCAGGACAAGTGTCTCAATCGTCTTTGCAATGCCCTGTTCAGCCGGCCCCACGAATGGAACGAATTTTTTAAGAACCGGATTGAGATTCTCTTCTTTGCCAAGTTTTGAGAAATCCGTACTGTCTTCTCTGGCATATCGTCCAGCCCTCAAAGCATCACTGTAAGATCCACCGTCACGATAGTTATTAGCAAACGCATTAAACCGTGTGGCATCTTCGAGGAATCCTGACAAGAATTCAACTCCTGCTATTGGAGCATTAACAATCCTTCCGACTCTATCCCGTATAGTATTCCGGTGAGCATATAGCTGGTTTCTCAGTTCACGCTGAGTATTGGGATTTCTTAATGCATATCTAGAGCCCAGCTTTCCGAATGTAATGAATTTCCGGTAGGTATCAGATGTTTCCTGGCCATGAGATGCTCTGTACATTTCCTGGCCATACCTGAAAGTATTGCGCAGGAGCTGACTCATGTATCCAATATAATTCCCGCTGGAATGTCCGTAGTTGACAGCTGTATCAGTATCACTCAGGAAGTTCATAAAAGAGAAACCAATATCACGCGCCGTGACGTTAGCTGAGAAGAATCCCATGAAAGCGTGTACCGCTCTGAGGAATCTGCCAACAGGCTTAGCTCCAGGCATCTTGGTAAGGGCATCATAAATTTCCTTATTATATACAGTCCATGATGCAATCGAGCCGTCAGCACGAACGACATTAATGACATCCGCACCAGTAGCACGGTCTGAAACTTCCCAAGTGTAATTGGGCAAATTCAATATGGTCATACGCAGACGGTCCATCAATTCTCGAACATGCGGATCATTTCTGTTATTGCGATCCCTCATAATTTCTCTGATTTCACGGTTAAGCGCTCTGAGTGCCTCCTGATTTGCATTGAAGGTATTCACTCTGTTCATATCAGGCTGAGTCAGCTCAGCAATGCCGTTTGCCCACTGAGGATCCTCACGGAGAGATTCTGTCATCGTTGTATCAAATGCTCTATGCAGTTCAATGGTTTTCGCTTTCGAAATGTAGCTCTGCATGTACTGAGCCATCATAACAATTGGATTCTTGACAGCGGCACCTTTATGGCCTCCTGCATATCTCAGACCAGTATCAGCTGGCTGATCTCCGCGTGTGTTTCTGTTTCCGGAATGATCCCTAGTATCTTTTGAATCAACAATAGACGGAATGTAATACGGATACAGCTCTCGCATATGTCTAAACGCTTCAGCCGACAGATTATTCTCATTGACCAGCCATGTTTCCATGAACTTCTCATACCATTCTTCAACCTGATCAATGACTGGCATGAATTCCGGATGAGCCTGCTGTAACTCCTGAATAGCTCTATCAATGTCGAAATCATCACCGAATGTATCTTTTCCATTTTCACCCCTGTCTCTGCCATCCAGCAACGAAAACAGAGTCAGGAAGTCATGCTCATCTGTATCTCTGATCTGCTGAATAATATGCTGGAACGAGCCATATTCTGTACCATCATCACGATAGACAGTATTTCCTTCGGAGTCAACCATGGTCTCAAACATATTGCGTTCAAACAGATTGTTTGACGCTGTAGCACGCGCCAAGGCCAGCTCACGGGGGTCCTGATCTCTACGATAGTTTTCACCCTGTCTCCGTCTGTTTTCATCTGTCAGTTGCTGGAGCGGGTGAGTATAGTCTGTTACCTGAGTCAGAGCTTTTCGCACCCATTCTGTAGGAGCCTGTCTTCTGTCGTTATTCTGATCCTCCAGGTGGATATAGGACTTTGCGCGTTCAGAATCAGAAACTGTTTCTGCACGATTCAGCCTGAGCTGGACAGATGCTTCCTGCATCGGCCGGAGCCATCCACGATCATTCAGAAGGCTTTCCCATTGGTCCACAAATTCACGTCCGGCAAGCTGGACAGCATAATCACGGTCCAATGCCCAGAACTTAGCAAATTCTGCGCGGGATTCTTCCTCAATGACCTGCTGGCTACCCTGTACATCGTTCGGGTCATAATACAGGCTCAGGAATTGCGCTTCTCTTGGAATATTCATAAGGTTTGCCAGCAATCCTCTGGTATCCAGCCGGTTGGCCAGATCGTCAACCTGAGAGATTACATGGCCCAGCTCATGCATAGCAATTTCAACCATGGATGCATCCTGAACATGGACCACCTTTGCATCAGGATGAATATAACCACCGGTATTGCGCCTGAGGTTACGGAGATACTTTGACCGGCGAGGATCGATAGGTACGCCGATGCTATCTGAAAGTCTCTGGATAATGTCCCATCCGGACTGGATGTCTCTCTGTACTCTAGGATTATTGGAAGTAACGGGTGCGGCGGGAATCGTTGCGGTATGGTCCGACACCGCCTTAAGTACATTCTTAGACGCGATATCTGCCGCAGTTTTCTTGATGATCGGCAGAAGCTCGGGTGTAGACGCTTCCTCTCCAAACATGGTCTGCTGTCCAGGAATACCGGCATTGTAAACCTGATCAATCATGCTAAGGATACCGTCAGCCAGCTTGGTGGCACTGCGCTTATTCTTATCAAAGAATCTTGCCAGCTCCGCCGTGATAGGATCCACGCCGTTATTTTCCCCTTCATCAAACATGGAAACCTGATCCAGACGGTCAGACAGTGTTCCGCCACTGGCATAGATATCTCTCAAAAGCTTTACGGCATCAGTGATCCTTTGCGGCAAATCAGTCTTGAATGCCTCTCCCGCATCAACACGGGCATCAAGCATAGCGACATTGGGTGCCACTTCACGCATTGCTTTCAGGAAATTCTTGCTTTCATCAGAACCTTCAGCCAGCATGGAAATGAGGCGCGTATCACCGTATGCTTTTGCAAAGACAGCATTCATGATTCGGGTTTCCCCTCGGGTATTCAACTCACCGGTTTCAGTCAGATACTGACTGCGCTGCGACTTCGGAATGATCTTATTCACAAAGTCAGCGATAAATTCTCTGTTAGACAGCGTGTTCACGCTTCCTTTGGAATTGAAGCCATTAAACTTGTTAATGATATCATTTCCCAGCGCCTTTGCATCATTGACAGCTGTTTCCGTCTCAGAATAGGATGCTGTATTGGATTCGTTCGCCTGTCGTGCAAATTCCACACGATCAACATCTGATTCACGGACACGGACCAATACCGATCTGTCGTTAATATCCTCAGGATTCAGACCAAACTTAGCCGCATTCGCACGGAGCCATGCAGTATATCTTGCTCCGGACTCAGAGCCTCTCGCCTGATTGATAGCAAGCACCCGCCCGTTTCCGGACTCAACGACATAATCAGATCCGACAATCGGCGCGCCCTCCTGAACGCTGGAAGATTCTCCAAGCCTCTCAGGAACGAGAGACTTTGCCATATTGTTAATATTCATCTGGTCAGCCGCCCTCGTTCTGTCACGGGGCTGTAACTCTGCCGGATAGTTCGGATTTGGTGCGAAATTTTCATCATTGCTGACAACAAGACCATCAGTATCGATGGCGGCATAGTGGAATGTGATAGGCTGATTACCGACATAGGTTGTGCCGGAATAGCCCTGTCTGACTCCACCCTGAGCCTGTTCTGACGATTCAGCGCGCCTCTGCTCTGCCCGTTCCTGTCGTCTCTCGGCCATTTCCTGTTCGGCTTCCGCTCTGGCTTCCTGACGGATCTCTGCCATTTCCTGACCGGCAATCTCGTCTGCATCTTTCTGTGCTTCATTCGCTGTTTCCTGAGCCACCTGTGCAGATTTACGGTTGCTTTCAACTTCATTTACACGTCCGACAACATCCTGCTGTGCTTTGGCCTGGGCACCGAACAAGGCGGAATCGGCTGGATTTGCATGGAATTCCTGTGATACCACATTCAGATTATCCTGAGCGGCAGACAGATGACGCTGAGATTCTGCTAGCTTATCTGCAGCCTGTCTAGCCTGATCCTTGGCTACCTTTGCCCGTTTATTTGCCGCCTTTGAGTTTTTGCGGCGGCCCTCGCCGATCTTATCCTTAACTTTGAACGCCGTGTCATAATCGACAATCTTATTCAGCAGTGCAGTATTAAGCAGAGGATCATTAATGTCTGCCAGCGACCGCTGAATGAGACCGTCAATTTCTTCTTTGGTATAGTGGGTGTCGTTTTTCTGCATCAACAGATCAAGGAAACGTCCTGACTGTGTACCATCGACTTTAAGCGCGGCAACAGACAGTGCGTTGGCCACATCCTCAAAGTTCTGTCCATTTTCAACAGCACTGAGGAACAGATAGCTGAGCTGAGGAATATTGTCCCCATAATCACGGGCAAGAGCCATACCGCCGGCACGATCAAGCGATGTGATGGAATGGTCACTGTTGCTGAGCGCAAGAACGCTAGATAGCGTAATTGATTTGGCGGCCTGATCTCCGGACTGGTCCGCATTGAACAGCGCATTGACAGCACGAATCATCTGGGCCTGTTCCGGTGAAATCTGAGTATTGTTGGACTCAGGCAAGGCTTCCCCTTCCGGTCCCGCCTCTGTTCCTTCTGCTTCTTCCGCTCCGGATCTGCTGGTAATCATGTCATCAATATTCTGCCGCATGCCGTTCATGTCCATGCCAACAAAGGACAGGGTTTTGTCGATTGCATCAGCTTCTGCCTGTAACTGCATGGCAGATGCATCCATATCACCGCCGTTTGCGTTCAGCAAGTCTTTCAGGCGTGTATAAGTATCGACATAGCGGTCTGCAAGTTCCTGACACAATCCTCTCGACTGCTCATCAAGCTGATTCAGAATATCCTGATTCTGCTCTCTGACATATTTTTTGTCTTTCTTATCGACAAGCTTGTACTGTTCAGCAAGGTCCTTTTTGGTCTGTTCGATTCTGGATACCAGCTCAGTCAGTTCGGATGTGATATCCTCAGTGGATTTACCTTCGTACTGACTTCTGTCATGCTGCGGGTATTCTGTTTCTTCCTCTTCGGTATCTCTGTTATACCAGTCAGGTTCATTCCTCTGTGGTGCAGATTCTTCCTGTTCAGGCTGAGGATTGAGCAGATCATCTACATATTGTTCTACGCCAATTGGAGCCCCAGCAGCTATCAAGGCCTTTTCAAGTTCATCAGCTTCTGCTTTCAGGCTGGCCGCGCCTTCATCCATCACGCCGCCATTTGTTTCGAGCAGTGACCGCAGTCTGGCATAGGTATCTTCATATCTTGTCCTGAGTTCACTTCTGATTTGTCTTGCCTGTTTCCTCATGTCAGCAGTCATTTCTCTTGTCTGCTGATCAGCGGCTGCCCTGTCTTCACCCTCAAGTACCGAATTGTTCTGTTCCATTTCAGCCGTGATGCCCTTGACTCTATCGCGCAGATCCGAGAATTCATTTATCAGGTCCTGAGTGCTGACACCTTCAAACCGATTCGTCTTGGCCGGAGCTTTGGGTTCATCCATATCCATTTCATCAGGCTGCATATCATACCAGTCAGGCTCCTGACGGGTCTGTTCCTGAGTCTGATCCTGCTGGCTCTGTGACTGATTCTGTGGCTGATTTCTGGGTCCGTTGCCGAAATCCAGATTATTTATCATATCATCGATTCTCTGCTGGGTTTGCTGTTCTGCACGTTTTAACTTCTTTTCTGCATTCTTGGCATTATGTCGTCTTAAAATACCACTGACACCAGTAGACATGCCAGCAGAGACCGCTCCATTGAAACCCGCATAAACGATATCTTTGAAGAACTGAATTCTGCCCGCATCAGTAGAAAGATCATATTTGGACGCTTTCTGAGTGATGAGATAATCTGACATTCCAGAAATAAACTCGCTGGCTGATTCGCCGAGAGCATCATCAATTTGGCAAAGCTTACAGATTGCCAGAAATTTACTTCCATCGCCCCAGAGCGATTTAAAAGAAGCCGCATCATCAATACCAAGGATATCGCTTACTTCAACGGCTTCACTGACAGTATCAGCCAGAAAGTTAATACCGCAAGCAAGCATAAAAGAGGTATTGTCATCAATTCCACGTTCAGCAAGGTCCTGTGCGGTATCAGCAATTGTAGAAAACGACTGTAGGCTTGCAGCAGAAAAAGAATTAATTCCCTTTGGCAACCACCTAAGAACTGCATTACTTGATTCAGAAAACGCATTCGCTGGAACAATTGAAGACAAACCGATTGAACCAGCAAGTGCGCCAGAATACAAACTATCATTCGCACCCATGAGCGCATCATACAGGAAGCCTAAAGTATCTTTACCCAGAGGATTAGATACCAAGCTCTGAATACCTTCTTTTGTTTCCTGACGCATTTCACCAATTACATTATTCAAGGCAAAAACAGGATCCTTGGCATAGATTTTATTACCTGTAGCCATTTTTACAATAGAGGCAAGACTGGCACTTATACCAGCAAAAGGTTTTACGATTGTACCAACGGCACCGCTTGCGATAGCTTCCCAGAAATTGTCTACTTCATTGCCACCGCTGTAAGCATCTCGCCATGCTTGCTGTATGTCTTCATATTTTCTGACATCTGTACGGTCTTTGATGAATTCTTCAAATACTTTTGCCGCTTCGGCTCCGGTTTGTCCGTCTGGTCCGCCTTTTTCCAAAAGATAAATATATGTATTCTTTTCGTCTTCTGTCCAGTTAAGCCCAGGCATTAATTTGGGATCGATAATAGCAGTAGCAATAATATCTTCTTCCCAAGACGGATCGTTTGGCAAGACCCACCGTTCGGCAGGAGTTTTCTTGTCATACTTATCTTTGATTCTTTTCTTTGCGGCCGCAACAACAGAGTCAAAATCATCGTTTTCGCTAAGAAGGAAATATTTGGAATCCTCAACTGTCCCGCTTAAATAATCTTTATAAGCTTTCAGGTTATTGATTGCATTCTCTGGGATAGCAACATTATTATCTCCAGCCCAATTGAGAAAATAATCAATGGCAGATATCTCCAGAGTGTTATTGACAACCGCTTTATTTGCCTCACTGGTTAATTTTTCTCTGTTATCAGAATTTGCTTCCAGTGAAGTCTCATATACAGAATAAGCTGAATATTTCGGTATATCAATATTGGAATCAAACTTGGAAATATAATCGATCATTTCACGGGCTTCGTATTTCTGATCTTCAGGAACCACAACGCCACCAAGAGACGCGATACGATCTGCAAATTCATAGCTCTGATCGATCTTTTTCAGAGTATCAAGCGCTTCTTCATGGTCCGGAGCAATTTCTGCTAGCTGATCATTAATATATTTCAGCTGTCCACGTATTCTCTGGATATCCTGCTGCATACCAGCGGTATGTTCACGGTCTCTCGAAGCAGAATTAAGAGCTTCCATATTGCCGGCCAACTGTGTTTCAAGCCGTTCTTTTTCAGCCTGTAAACCTTCATATCGATTGACAACATTTCTTGCACCATAGTAATGCTGATAGCACAGATCGTTGGCATATCCCAGATGCATGTCATAGGCTTCCTGAGAGGTCATTCTGCCGTCTACAATGGCATCTGCGACTTCCCGTGTATAGTTGTCATAGTTGTAGAGATAGGCGTTTTTGAATACGTCCTGTTCCTCAGGCGTACCATTCTGAGCGATGTATCCGGCGCTCTCATTGATCGCATTGTCCATCTCGTGATCAACGAGAGGGTCATAAGTGATGCCGGTTTTATCGACACCAAGCTTATCACAGATATAAGAAATCTGTTCGGCACCGCTGTAATCATTATAGCTGGGGCCACAGATTTCATGGATCTTATCTTCGATATATTTTCTGTCATAAGAGATAGCCTGTGCCGTACCAACAAACTTACCTGTCGGATTCTTTCCATCTTTACCGAGATAGCTTTCATCAACCTTCTGAAGCATATCAAGGTCTTCATAAACACTGCCATCACCAAAGACGTAATCAATCAATCCCTGTGCATCATGAGGATGATATTTTAATCCTTCTTCGATAACTTCTGTAAGCTCTTTGGCCTGGGCCTCGATCTTTTCCCAGTTGTTGTAATACTGGACAGCATTCGCATACATGGTCCGCTCTTTTTCATCAGCGGAATTCATCATGTACTTGTGGTCATCAATGAACTTCTGATCGATGCTGGATACCCCGAAATACTCCATGGTATCATCCGTTGTTCTGGACGGGCCATAGCGATACGGATTGAAATCAGGGCTGTTCGGATTGCCGGCATTGCGGACAGCATCATTCTGGAGATAGGTATTACCCGCGTTGGTATAGTACCAGCCGGTATTGATGTAGGCATTGTCAGATGCATTCTCCGGATTCCGTGCGGCAAACAGGACACCATACAGATTGTCGCGGCTGTAATCCATACCCTGTGTCAATTCGGGATAGGTTCCCATTTCAATGCCAGCATCCATCTTTGCCAGACTAGGATACTTTTTCCAGTTGATAGAATTGATGATCTCATCATCAGACATATTCCAGTCAAGACGATTGGCTTTATATGACAGTTCCTTCTGGAGATTTGCCCATTCCTGCTGTGCTTTTTCGGTGAAATCCTGATCTTTTTCAAGCTGATACAGCCAATAGGCGATTTGCTGATCTTTTGAAGATCTTTTCGTCTTTGTCGGATTATAGGTAGATTCCGTCTCACGTTTGTTCTGACGGACAAATTCACTATTTGCAGAAAGCCAGTCACGAACATTGTCTTCCGGAACCTGAACGCCTAGCTGAGCAAGTTCTGCAATAGCCTTACTCGTCCCTCTAAAATACGGCTGGTACAGAGGAGAATCAAAGTTCGTGAATTCCTGCTGGAGTGAATTAAACAAATCACGTCCACGCTGAGTCTGCCCGTTTGCGCCAAAATACAGAGATCTGGCAACAAACTCACCAGGCTTGGAATCATACGTCAGCTGTTTATTGGCATCATAGGAAGCAAATGGAGAACGATTGCTGTTTTTGCCTCTGTAATCCATCGTTACAGTCTGCGTTCTGCCGCCTGGACTGTTAGCTGTAACAGTACTGCCACCAATGCCGGTTTTCGTAAAATCGGATTTATTATAACCAGCCAGTGAAGAACTCGGGCCGGATCCTCTTGAGGACGAAGGAGTGGATACCGTAGTACCCACTCCTCCTCTAATCAAAGACGATTTTGAACCAGCAGAAAAAGAGGTAGAACCGCCACTAGATGAAGCCTTGGAACTGTTACCGCCTCCACCGCCGGAAGAGCTTTTATTTTTGTTCTTGTCATCATCTTTGTTCCCAACGGAAACTTTATAAGCTGCCATATTATCCCCCTCTTATTTCTTCTTGGATTTTACATAAGCAGATGCCTTCGACAGATTGGATGAAACTGAATTAGAACCAGTTTTTGATGCCGTAGCTGTTGCGGTAGATTTTTTTACGGTGTCTTTTTTCGCAGTATAACTGACTGTAGGAGCGTTACTGCTTAATGTTCCAGTTTTTACGTTTGATCCATTTGCTGACGGAGCATTGGCATAATCGAGCAGAGTATCATTCTTATTCTGCGGTTTGGATGGATTATTACCACCGCCGCTGGAATAGCTGTCACCGCCACCGCCGCCACCTTCAGCCTGAGGCTGATTGTAGCCATAGCGGAATGATTCAAGGCCGAAGTTCTCATTGAACTGTCGCTGAGATTCATCAAACTGTTTCTGCCACTGTTCCTGTGACACCTGGAACTGCCTCTGTGACTCAGCAAACTGTTTCTCCCAGTTTGACTGATTGATATTGGACTGCCTCTGCGTTTCAGCAAACTGCTGTTGCCACTGTCTATCAGCGACAGTGTCACGACCTTGCTGATAATCAAACTGCTTCTGCCACTGCTGATCGGCCACTGTATCGCGGCTCTGCTGATACTCGAACTGCCTGTTAAAGCGGTCCTGCTCAGCATTGAACTCTCTGTTCCACTGGTTCTGCTGTGCATCGAACGACTGTTGCCACTGAGAATCCTGCTGGGCATCGCGCTCCTGCTGATACATAGCGGAATAGATAGCCTGTTCCAGACTGGTCTGCGACTTAAGCGCATCAACCCTACGCTGATATTCTGTATCTTCCAGTTGCCTCTGACGGTTGAGAACATCCGCCGCCTGAGATGCTGTATACTGTCCTAGCTTTTCATTGAGCTGTGTCTGAAGCTGTGACCGCTGGTCTTCAATCTGAGAGGCCGCAGCCGCCTGAGCATCGTTGATCTTCTGCTGTGCCCTGTTGCCTTCCAATGCAACATTTGCCAGCGCCGATGCGCCATAGCTTGACCTCTGCATGCCCCGACCGAGAAGCTGTCTGTCAGCCTGGCTGTAAGCCTGTCTGAACTGCCGTGCACTGTCTTCCCGCTGTTTGTCGTATGTATCCTGTAAGCCGGATATCTGCTGTTGTAGACGGAGATCTGTGGCTTGCTGGGCTTGCCTTGCGGCAAGCCTCAGCTGATCATAGTACGACTGGTATTCACCTTCGGCCTGCTTTTTAATCTGCTCAGCAGTCTTCGGTGTATATTCGTACCCCGTCCTCATCCGTATAAGCTTTTCAAGCTGGTCCGAAGCTTTAGCCATCGCTATACCTCTTTCTTTCCCTTCATGACTTCCAGAAGCTGTCTGATCTGATCCGGAATCGGCACACCCATGAGAGCGGCGTTTTCAATTATAGAGATGCCCTCAGAGGCCACGAACCACAAACAGGTAGCACCAGAAACGGCGGCAAAATCAATTCCAGATGTAGACGATACTGCAAAGTCGAGCAGATATGCCAGCGCCACAACGATCAAAATCGCAACTTTCTTGAGCAAACCAATGAAAGCAGTGGAACTGGACAGCCCACCATACTCAGTCTTGGGCGATTTGCCGGTGCATCCCACAATAACGCCGGTGATGAAATCCAGTGTCATCACGACAACAAGTACAATCAGAATCGGCGGTAAGCCGCAGAAGAAGCCAAGAACCGCGCCAAAGGCTGCGGCAATAATCTGCAATGCATCTCTCATTTCATTTCCCCCCTTCCAATACTCCGATCAGTTCACTGAGTACATCAACAAACCTTAATAAGTCAGCTTTTGGAATAGTGATGGTAACTTCTTCCTCAGCCTCATCATGAATCTCTCTGACGGGGGAAAGATACTGATTGCTGGCATAGCCATGCATTCCCTCATACTCAACGAAATCCCAGCTGTCACCATGGGTGATGACCTTTACCTCAGCGTCTTTTGGCACAGATCCGATTTTTGTGTAATCGGTACTTGGACCAGTACGAAGACGAAGAGCGTCTGACGATGTAATGACCTTTGCGATATACGGTGGTTTCATCTTCTTTTCCTCTCCATAATTGACATAGGTACATTCACCGCAATAGTTCCATCTGCCAATCTTATTGTCATAGTGCATCCCACCAGAGGAGCAATGCCAGATGCTAAGTGGTTCCACGGACATAATCACACCAATATGGCAGTAGTCCTTTGTGTCTGTTCCATCCTCATATCTGGGCGGCAGGTCGTATCCCTCATCACCTGGCCATTTGGCTTTATAAACCAGATCGCCGACTTTCAGATCTGAAATCCGGCGGAGTCCACTGGTGCAGTATCTGGCAAAGTAGTTACTGCCATGGGTGCCTTTATACTGGACACCTTCCAGCCGCAGCGCTCCGATGATCAGGCCAACGCAATCACAGGTACCATCACTGCCGTCATGACTCTTTTGATAATCACGAATCCGTTTGGCATTTTCACGGATGCCATCCATAAATTGTTTTAATGTAATCATCTGATACCTCAAAAAAGGGGGAGTTGCAAAGGCAGCTCCCCCTTTTTCATCACATTGCGTTGTTGATCTTCTGAGCGAGATGTTCCATGTCCATTCGGATCTGCGGAGTCGGTGCCTGGCCGATCAGCTTCTGCAGTTCCTGTGCCAGATCACCTTCAGCGGTATATCTGCCCATGCTGTCACGGCCTCTGCGGCCATAGCCATTTTCACCATAGCCGCCATCGCCATAACCACCCCTGTTGTAATCAACAGAATTCGGATTGGCGTAATACCGGTTATAGGCACCGTAGCTACCGTTCCCGTAATTTCCGCCCTTGGATTCCTCCATGGCAATGATGGTCTTGACAGACTTCAGGGAATGCGTCAGCTTATCGATGTAATCCAGATAAGTGGAATTCATTCCTTTCTGAGAGGTCTCCTTGAAGACTTCTTCCAGTTCCTTGTTCAGAGCCTCACACAGCTCGTAGAGCATTTTATTATTCATCTCTGTTCCCCCTTTCATGCGATTCTTTCAATCTCAACGTAAATATTCTGTGCATCGACCACAGGTGCCGGTGCGACAGTCGGATCGTCGGACGCAGGTACCGGTTCAAATCCGATCTGCGTACAACACCCACGAGGAACAGTGATGACTGCCGGACATACCACGCCGTTGTACTCCTCGACTGCGGCAGGAGTCACGATAAACCGGCTCGGCTCATAGACCTCGCCAGCAATCGTAATCGCCATCGCAATCGGTCCGACTGTTCCATTGGCAGGAATTGCGATGTTCGCCTTGCCCTTTACGCGATACCGGGCAAAACAGTTCGGGGTATTCCCACGCAGTGTATAAACCCCACTGCCGTTATCATGGAGAACATTTCCCCTCGGGCACGGGATAGACGCATACGTGGCGGCAGACTGCCTGTTAAGCAGAGACTGCACACCATTCATGCCGATATATACTGACATTGAGATTTCCCCCTTACATCAGATTCCCATTCCCGCCACAGCCACAGCCACAGCCGGAATACTGCGGATTCTGGTTACATGTAAAAATCGGGGTACGCCCAAATACAGGTGTACTGGGCACGGGGCAGGAATTGAGACGGTTATACAATGCATCGACCTCGTTGGCGAAGCCGGCAGTCAGCTGATTGCCCAAAGTCAGGCGGGTCACCTGTTCACGGAGTTCCGCATTCGCACGGCGCTCTGCATCACGCTCGCCCTTCACGCCATCCAGTTCGAGCTGGCACAGCTTATCCATGATCTTCTGGCCAATGGCGTTCTGGTTTTCCATGATGTCACGGGTATTCATCATGGACTGATTCCTGGTCAGACAGCCTTCATTCGCAATGGTGTACTTGACATCTCCAATGCCGGTCTGGATCTGGAAATTCTGATTCATGCTGGCCATCTGCCGCTGATTGGCACCCAGCTCAACGCCATAGAATCCATCACGGACAGCACCGGTAACAGCGTTGCCGGTTTCACAGATCTGCCGGCCAAGACCAGCAATGCCGAGATTCACGTCACCGAAGCCGGACACCTGACCATTGCGGATTCCCTCAATCTGAGTATTCAGCATCTGGTCACGGAAGCCCTCCTGCATCTGAGCCTGCTGATTCATCCACGGATAGAGTCCGCCGACGTTTCCACCGTTTCCGTTTCCGAATCCGTTGCCCCAGCCGCCGCAAATCATCATGAGGAAAAACAGGATAATAAGAGATCCGAGATCTCCTCCGAAAAATCCGTTATTGCCACCACCGTACATCGGCTGAACTGGCATAGTCATGTTGCTACCATTTTCGTTCATAAAACAAAACCTCCCATAATAAATTTATACTCACTGTCCTATGTACACTTGGACAGGTAGTACCTTATTTAAGTCCAAACATCTGTTTGAACTGCTGTGCCATCTGAACAGCCTGATTATACTGTTCCTGTGTGGCACGACCGGAATTCAGCATCTGCTGAATGGTCTGACTGGGATCACCCTGGAAAGAGTTACGGAACTGGTTGAACTGCTGGAGCAGATTCTGCTGCGGGAACTGCGCCTGCGGCTGTTGATTTTGAAACAGTGGATTCATGTACTAACCCTCCTAACATGCTCTCGATAGCGGCCAGACGCTGTCGGAGTTCATTCATCTCAGTTTCCTGCTGGACCACCTTGGGATCCGGACGGATCGTGAAATCCAGTATGTCAACGGTTACTCTTCCGGATGCATCCGACCGGACATAATAGATGACCGGCTCATTCCGGTCGAAAAAGGCAAATGTAGAATTCGGAGCAAACTGGAAAGACCGGACTTCCTGTTCACCCGACACCTGAATAACATTGGTCTGTGGCTGTTGCGGATAATAAGCCATTACTCATCCTCCTCTTTGTGCCAGTAGAGCTGGGGCAGTTCATTCGAACTGTCCCATGCATCCAGCAGATTGCCATCTCGGATAACTGCGATATGATCACCGAAGCCAACGAAGAAAATGCCTTTCGGATGGTCCTTACAGAAATCATCAATGGTGTAACAATCCGGACAGGTACTGGGAACGGCTTCACGCTTGTATCCCAGATCCTTGAGGACTGCATGTACCACGGGATGTTTATCCGGCATGTCGTGCAGCACAAACGCTTTAGAAGTAAGCATAAGAAATGCTTCTTCCCATGGAATGTTCAGGGCAAGAGCGATAGCACGTACTGCACAGTCAGTAGTACTTCGTTTATCCGGATTCGGATTACACTCGATCCACGTAGTTATCCCTCCTTTTTATAAATTGGCACTCACCGCCAGTAAACTGACAGTGGATTTCTCGCCCCATGTAAACACAGAACGTGCCTAGTATTAGTGCCAGATTGTTAATTACGCCTGTTCAACGCTCGCCGTCTCCGGTTTAATCCACTTGGCCTGTTCAATGAATCCATCGCCGAACATGTCTGTAATGTATGCTTTACAGAAATCAGTATCAGCATTCCTTCCGTAACCATACGCACCCATGTATGCATGGAATGCGCCTCTTGCCTCGTCAATATCGGTGTGCGTTTCCGTGCCCTTGTCCCATGTTCCGTTTGTTCTCCGGATTCTGGTTAAGAAAAAAACGTTTTCCATGATTTTAATTCCTTTCTTTATGTTAGTTAAATGTTCCAGTTATTACGCATCGCCCTATAGCCGGTATATTGTTTAAAGTTCCCCATCCGTCGTTCTTTATTAGTTGCACTTCAAGTATTCCTTGTTCTTGATATATCCTTGTATAGCTTATATATGATGTAACGTCAAAATTATCTCCGTCACCAACATATCCGCCTTCAGCTTTGCGCAGTCCTATAGTTAGCTTGGTTATTGCAATGTTTGTCGCCATTGTTTTAATAGGTATTGTTATATATAAATTTGTACCTTGTCCAGTTATAAATGCAGTCACTCCAAAAAATAACCTATCATTAATACTTTCACCCGGGATATATCCTAATGATGTACGATACCATTCACCCCATACACCCGCACTCATTACACGTTCTGCGGCTTGCCCTATCAATCCGTTTGGTATAAATATTTGTCGTTTATATGTTGCTGTGCCTGTTGATATACACATTCCAGCGGAAAAACTGGTGATAGTATCCGGCGGAAACCCATCTGTATATGAACGCCCGCCATACAAAAGCAGATTATAATCAGGCACGACGTTAAAACTCTGGGCGAAGGTTCGACCGTATAGATTGTTTAACGTGTTAATGCCAGATGATAAAGCATTTAGGCCTCCACTTGTTACCGCTGTTACATGTCCAGATATAGCATTGCCTGATGGAATGCCGTCGCTGTTTACAGTGTAAAGCGTTCCTTTCCATAAGATATATTGCCCCGCCGAATATGTCCGAGTTGCTGAGTCGCCATTTTCAACGTATGCGAGTGCATTTCCTAATTTAACAATCTCAGCAGAAAGTGAACTAGCGTTAGTCGGACTAACCGGTATATCTTCGCCAGTCAGATTATGCCATTCCGTGTCATAGTCAACAGCCGAAGCCTTGCGCAGCACCTGCCCAGTAGTTCCACCGGTCACAACCCCAGGCCCGGCCGGTCCTGTTTCTCCTTGTATACCCTGAGGCCCAGTAGGACCTGTCTCACCCTGTTCACCCTGAGGCCCCTGAATACCCTGAGGCCCCTGAATACCCTGTGGTCCCTGGATACCCTGTGGTCCTGTCGGACCTTGAGGACCAACGACCGGCCCAAAGTCAATCGATCCTGGCATCTGCATCATCATTCCTTTCCTTCAAGCTTTTCAGCATGTCTGCTGCTGTCATGACTAACTGGATACACTCTTCAAGTACATCACTTGTTAATCCTCCAATAGGTCCAGGCGGTCCAACTGGATCGTTATGACTTGGGCCATCAGGTACTATACCATGTTCTAGAAGTATCATTTCATTCACCTTCTTCTTCCTCATCAGTCGGAATGTCATAGACGAAATGCCCTCTTGCATCGATACGGAAAGTTGGCGCTTCATCTCCGCCGTAATCGCACCAGAGATGCCCGTCAGTTATACGGAAAGCATAACCATATGTGCCCAGTTCAATGACAGCTGTGGTACCATCATTGCCTCGGTCTCCCTTAGGTCCCTGAATTCCCTGAGGGCCTTGTACCCCCTGTATGCCCTGTATACCCTGATCACCTTTTTCTCCCTGAGGACCTTGTATACCCTGCGCTCCTGTCGGACCTTGCGGACCGGTAGCGCCGACAGCCAGAACTCCCGTATCAATCCATACTTCATGTTCTGCATCCCAAACTTGCCATGTATTGGTAGCCTCGCTGATTCTTGGATATAGCAAGATAGTATCCTCGGCTCTACTCAATGCATCCTCGGCACCGGCCTGTGCGGTTTCAGCATCAACGGCTGCCTGTAATACAGAATTGACCCATTCCTGATAGAGCGGCGGCGGATTTTCTTCAATTCCACTAACGCTGTTATCAACGACAGTCGGAACAATTCGGGACTTCTTCACCATGCCTGTTGCCGAGTCCAGCATTCTAACCTCAGAATATCCGACACCGACTACAGCCGTTGCCCCAAATGACGGTGTCCAGCTCAGTATCTTTGTCTCGCTGTCGTATGAGGTTACCATCGGGAGCGGAATGGTCTGGTTATACGGCTTAAACAGGATATGTAGGCTGCCGGCTGGAAAAGCATCCACCCAGCTCGTCATATCAATGTCAATTGATGTTGCCAGATTCTCACCCTGAACACCAATTGCCAGTGAGTTAAGATTTTCAATCTTTACCATGTTTCACCTTCAAACTGTACGTTTCCATGCGTACACTCCAGATATTCCAATATTCACTTCTTCCCATTTTCCGAAAGAAAATGGAGCTTTGTTATCGCCTGAGAGAACGATAATACCGACAGGATATATCTTCTGAAGATTGAACCGTCCGAAGATCTGGTCAAACAGATTCTTGAGTTCAAACCCGAAGCGCCGCTCTTCCTCATTCCAACTGGCTGGAATTCGAGGGAACGGATACCCTGTCGTAATCTGCTTTCGTCTGTCTTGCATGATGACCTCACTCAATCCGGATCCAGCTCCAGATCTATTTTGACTCCACCGGCAATGGTGAATGGAACAGCACTGTAAGACCGGATTTCCAGCCTGAATATCCGACCAGTCAGATTCAACTGTATTCTGGTCATCTTACCTGGCTTTGTCTTTACAATCTTGGTTTTCATCTTTTTCTCAGTCCGGATTCCAACTCTCAGCTCAACCGGCGCTTCGCTGTCCACCATCATATACACGAGGAATGCGCTTTTCACGGAGTTCTTCTGTCCAAGATCCTGATAATTACTGACCCACTCACAGAACAGAGGCTTGCCGATATCATCCCTCATTTCAAAGACCTGTCCAGGATACACAGCGGATGTATAGAACAGCCGTTCATCAATCTGAAGGAAGCTGTCTATCGATATTTCTGTCCGCAGTGAAAAGCTCTGCTCCAGCGTGTTGTACTCCAGAATGGCATTGCAGAAAGGACTGCCATTGACAGGCAGAGCAATACAATAGGTGGTATTCCGCATTGCAGCACAACACAGGGAAAGAGCATCGTGATTGACTTTGTCATTGAGCAGGTTCTTTATCCAGTCCTGACGGAAAGGATATACACCGGAGCCGTCATACTGCATCAGGCCATGTTCGCCCAGCATGTAGGCGTATTCACCATATACAGCCAGTGTATTCTCTTCAATGGTTCCACCGCCGTACTGTTGCTGGATTGAGAATTCGCCTGGGTTCGTTCCATAGATCCGCCAGACGCTGTTGCGCTTTATGGCCAGTAGTGTTGACCCATACTGTTTCAGTGCCTGAAAGCTGTCTCCATCCCATGTCGGGATAAGAATATCACCGGCACCATCCTCTGGGATTTCCTGATCTGCATCCCAGTCAAACGGATCATATGGTGCACTGTAGACCAGCATGTCCGGTTCATTCGCAATTCCGCTTCCCCAGATCCGCTCATTGTAACGGGCAATAACTCCGAACTTCTTTGGAGTTGTCACAGGCACGACTTCATAATTATCGCCATACAGACAGAACATGCCGTCTGTGGCATTGGAAAAGAGCAGAACGTCTACCGGATTGTCCAGAGCCTGACCGTCTCGTGTATTCACCTCATAAGTGACCCAGTCATTGTCACTGTCGCTAAGTGGCTCATCACCGCTGAGAGGATAACGAAGGACCCATTCGTCATCATCGTTATCAAGTTCCTTGGTGTACACAAAGCCATCAGCAATCGCAACAAGCAGTGTGCCTGTATCCTCACCGAACCGCCGGTGCAGATATGCCAGTGTGCCAATGGGAGTGTCCAGCTCCTGTGGTATGGGTTTCCCTTCCCGCATCTGACGGAAGGTGCCGCCCTCAACATTGACATTCTCCATTTCTGCAGCATATCTCATGGCCACATTGAATCCGTCTCCGACCTGATTAATCCCACGGAAAGAGTCGATGGCCACGGATGTATTGTATAGTGCCGCCATCGCTCATCACCTCGGCATGTTCCGGAACCGTTTTGCCGGTCCGCCGTTCAGCTCAGCACTCTTGCCGCCCTCACCGGAAAGCGTTCTGCAAATCTCAAGGAATGCTTCACGGAAAGCATATCCGCGCTGTTGCTTCTGAGGGTTTCCGTTCCTGTAGACCAGCCACGATGCCCAGTCAGCAATATAATGGTGCGTCCATTCCGGCACTAGCGGAATTTCATCATCGTTTTTCAGCGGAGTATATTCAATGCTGTCACTGCCAACATGCTGTTTGTCATATGCCTTTACAAGACGGTCGTAGCCATCATTGATATACTCCATCAGGTACGGAAGGTAATCATCTATATCATCCACGTCATTGTTCGTCTGGAACATGACCTGATTTTTGATTTCTGCGACTGTCATTGCAAACCACCTCAGATATTCGGGAATTTGTTCTTCAGCTGGATGTACACCGGAACAGTCACATCGACATATTCGCCTCTGCGAATGAGAGTGGTCTTGCCGTTGATCGTCACATGCTCATACGGATCGACCTTGACATTGCTTCCCTCTTCATCTTCACGTTTCGGAATATATACCCGCACACGCTGTTCTTTCTTCGGCTGGACAACAGGAGTTACCGCCGCGAGTTCATCCACGGGATTTTCCACAGTTTCCACATTTGCCGTTTTAGCCATAAAATAACCTCCCAAAAGGAAACGCCAGGCACCGGCCTGGCGTTATTGTATTGTTATTGAAATTACGCCGTTGCACCATGTTCGATGCGGGTGATGAAATCATCCTGAAGGATGACAGTGCAGAAGCCCTTCACCTTCCAGCCGATGGTTCCGCGCTGTTCAAGAGGATCCAGAGCGCCGGAAGATCCCGGAGGATTGATGATGACCTTGACATTCTGCCCGTTGCCGCCCAGCTCAATGGTACCGAATGCATTCTGGCCATAGATCAGCGTGGAATATACGGGCGCTCCCGCAGCACCGCCGCCATAAGGCTTGATAGCCAGTGAATTCGTAGTGGTCCAGTCAGTAGTGACGGACGGAATCCACTTCAGGTAGAACTTCTTCGCGCCGGCATCAATGCGCTCGATACAGGCGGGAACAACGGTCTCCGTGCTGTTCTTTGTGATAGAAATGTTGACCAGCTGGCCGGTCAGCTCACGGGCCTGATCCTCGGAGATAGTCACACCGCTGGCAGTGATGCACTTGGTTGCAGCATCAAAGGCAGTGGCGGTAATCGAGCTCACAGTGCCATACAGATACGTCTTGGCATTGAATACCATCGCATTGGTGGACTCGAAGAACTTCACCTTCCAGATGGTTCCGAGTTCATACTTCTCAACCTTCGCCTTGTCCTGATACTTGGTGACATCGACCCACATCGAATCGGAAGTTAGGTCATGGACAGTGTCCGGATGCACAATGGCATGATAAAAGCCGTCAGGGAACGGACGGACATTCTTCCGCTTCAGATTCCGGACAGCCTTCTTGATTTCCGCATAGGTCAGCTTATCACTTGCCGTGATCGTGCCACGGGAAGTGTTGCTCCCCACATACTGGACATTCATGCCGGCATTCAGGGCATTGCGGGAAATGGTATCCAGAGACAGAGCCGCCTGATCAGAAAGCAGAAGAGCAGTCTCACGATGCATGTCATCGAGCATGTAATAATCAAGCTCATCAGTCGCTTCCACGAAAGCGCCGTAGGGCTTGACCATCGCGGTCAGCTCGGTCATGAACAGGCTCTGGCCATCAGGCGTGACACCTTCTGCCAAGGGCTGGGTGATTGCGTCAAAGGGAGTGAAACGACGGAACTGTACACGCTTGCCGTTGTGGAGCGGAAGAGTCCTGTGCTGTGCATCCCTGGAATGAACCATCTCAGGCTTCATATTTTCGAGCAGAGTACGCTCATAGAACTGTACTACACTGGGCTTTACGCCAGCCGATGTAGTCTTATTCAGATGATCAAATACAGCCATTTATAGGCCTCCTTTATTTTCGCATGTCGTACCTCCGGCCCATAGAGAGATTTTCGTTCAGCTTTTTCCACTGCGCGTCGCTCATGTCAAAGATGTCAACCTGCGACACGCCACCATTGGAAGAGCGGACAGGAGCTGTCGGTTTGCGCTCGTTGTTCATCTCTTCCAGCACATCGTAAAAGTCCCATTCGCCGGAGAGAATCTTATTTTTGACTTCGGTGTCAGTATTGAAACTTTCCATAACATCAATTCCATATCTGGACTTGATCTTATTGGCCTGTTTCGCAAGAAAATCCGCTCTCTGATTGACAGACTCATTGTTGTTCTGCTCACGGGGAGCAAACCGTCCCTGACTGTCACGGTTCGGAGCTTTCTGCTGTTCGGGCTGGGAATCGGCCGGAGAATACGGCACTCCATTCTTCAGAGCGATATACTCTTTGGCCATTTCAATACTCTTGAACTCGCCGCTGTCCACGAGTTCCTGTGCCTGACGCTCCATCACGGATTCGCGAATGGGAGCGAGCATCTCCTCGTAGTGCTTGGTGAGTCTGGCTTCGGTCTCAGCAATAGCCTTTTCCACGGCCTTATTGATCCGTCCCTTGATCCATCCTGGCTCTTTCGCCGGAGGGGTGGTATCGTTGTTCTGGTCATTCTGCTGTGTGGCTGTTTCTTCAACCAAAGTACTGAGGCTTTCACCCTGAGCCAGTTCAGCGTCGTCCTGAAAGCTCTCAAGGTTCAATTCGACCGCATTGTTTTCGTTTTCCATATGTTACTCCTTTATACATCCGGGCTGTGAGAAACGCAGCCGGAAGAAATATCATCAAATCATCACATGGATGATTCTCTGGCTAAAATGTTCTGGCGCATTCTGGATGTGCTTTCGGAAATCGGAAGCATTGCGCCGTTCTCGTTCTCGATATATCCGCCACCCTGAGAGGCGCCGACCTGAGACAGCGAATTGTTTGCCTGAATGGATGATGCTTTCAGATTGTTGTTCTGAGTCTGTAGTTCTTCCATCTGGCCCTGCATCTGCTCCATCTGCTGTTGCATCTGGGCCATCTGGTCATACATCGCCTCAGTTTCTTCAACAACCGGCAAAAGCCTGTCCTTCCCGTCAATGTTCATAATCCTCAGGAGATCTGACAGTTTCATTGGCCGCTGGGCTTCAGCTGACATGGTGTACATCTGCATATACATCTCGTTCATCGCATCGACCCGTGCGGGATTCCGCCGGTCAACCTCAACCTGTACGGTATACGGAGGCGGCATCATGCCATCCTTTACTTTTTTGTAAACCGGTCCGAAGAAATTCCGAACGTTCGCATTTATCTCCCGCCGGATGCCGGTCGAGCCGGTAATCATGATAGTCCGGTCCTTGGTGTAGAACTGTGCCATCAGCCAGATGATCATCTGGACGATGTCAACGAATCCTTCATTCAGCGTGACCATCCGCATATTGGCGATTTTGTTGCCGGCTTCCTGAAGAGCAAGAATGGCTTTACCGGAAACAACACCACCAGTGGATTCACCACGGCTGAAGTTGTTCATACCGGAGTCATTCTTCAGTTCGTTCTCCATCTGGAGCAGTTCCTGAACGATGGTATTGTTCAGCGGCGGATGAACCAGCCATGCATAATCCTCACCCTGTACAATCCGCTCAGCCTCGATGATATCCGTGTCCCAGTCGGCCAGCGCTTCACGGTCAATGCCGCTGTCCTTTTTCATCAGGAGACGCGCCTTGGAACTGTACCGGAGATTGACATCCAGATACCGCATGTAGCGGTTAATGTACCGCTGGAGACTGACCAGCTCCTGAATCAGACCATCGCCTACAGGCTGTCCTTCTACGGTGGAATGGACATCCAGTACGAACGGATACATGCCATGAAGGTAAACATCCCTGTCGTGAGCCAGAAGCGTATGTCCGGCAACGTAGGCAACATTGATTGTATATTTCTTTGTCCGTGCATCATATTCTCTGTACCAGTACTCAAACAGAGCCGCCATGGCTTCATCACGTTCGTCAAGGTCCTGCTGTGTTTCCGGAACTCCGACACGGTTATACATGCCGGTCTCGCCCCGTACGTACTTCCCGTTTTCGGGATAGTGTGCCCGATACCAGCTGATCGGATGCCAGCTGACCTTGATTAATGCGCGGCTGTCCTGAATGTTTTCTGCTGCGGGATCCCACAGGAACGCCTCAATCGGCCAGCGGAAAACGGCAATGTCACCCTTGCCCATGTTCATGTCCGGATCCCAGCAGACCTGTGTGATTGCGGTGCCAGTACAGTAGAAATCCTCAGCCCGCCGCCTATGGACTTTCTCAAACTTGTTCGCCTGGTACAGCACGTACTGCACAGCATCCTGTACATCCATTGCCTGATCTTCAAGGTCAGGCCGCTCCGGCAGGATTCTGGCATTCGGCACATTCTGCATCTGATCCGCGACCGAATTGGTAAACGTGGATTTCAGCGTATGGAGCTGAACGGTTTTCTCCCTCGCCACACCGGATTCTGTCCGGTCAGTGTCATACTCGATATAGTCCTGTTTCGGGTCATTCATCCGGACAATCTCACGGGATTCCCTCGCCCTGTCGTGATACTCCCTGCAGGCCTCCTCGAATACTTCAACCCGTTTATACACGAGTTCAACCAGCCGCTGGTCTTCCTCATCCAGTATCTGTTCGCCTACGATTTCAAAATCATCTTTCATTTTTTGCCCTCAATATTGAAAGTAAACACAACATGGTCTCTATCATAGTTTTCTTCCTCCGAAATAAGACTCACTTCTGCATCTCCGAGCTTTTCACTCAGCCATTTCATACCCGAAGCATCGTCTTCGATAATCCCATACCATTGATCAGAAGGAACATGCTTCCACTTGAATGCCTTTGGAAGTGACGTCTTGCGATTGATCAAATCGTTAACTGTCATTTTCTCTTCTGCCTTTCTTCCAGCGGATCCCATTTCTTCTTCGGCTTTTCATAGCCGATCCTCGGTGCCAGCGGCCTGTCCTCAAGGAAATAGCGAGTCTCATCGTAAATGTGGTCTTCGCCGTCTGTGTCAATATCCTCGCAGTCATGGTCATCATAGACAAGCGTAGGAATGGTCCGAATGAAATCCTTGCAGTTGTTGAAGACGTACAGCTTGCTCCGGCCTTCCTTATCGAACTTCAGGTATTCGTGGAAGTTCATCTTTCCGGCATAGCGGGTATTGTCACCCTTGCTGAAGATCACGCCGCGGAAAACCTTCCGGATCATTTCCTCGACGCTCTCGCCTCTTGACTTGTCAAAGATTGCCGGATCCGCGATTCCATGGAAACGAATCCCATCCCTGAATTCAGGGTCCAGCCATTCCGCCATCTTGTAGCCGATCTGGGACGGCGTGTACATGACACCCTTGTTCGCCTCGCCTGGCTTGCATCCGTAAAGCTCCTTGTACCGATAGACGGTCTTGTCCGGAGCCACAGCCCATGCGCCACAGGAGAACGGCTTGCTGAAGCCGTGGTCGAAGGAAATGTATCTGGGCCAGTTGTACGGAATCTCGAACGGCGCGATAACATGTGTCCACAGCCGGTCCTGATAGTGTTCAGGATCGTTTGTAAACTCAGGAAAGGCCTGCCCTTCAAATGCATCCCATTTGCCGTACAGGTAGGCATCCCTGATCTTCGCCGGTTTGCACAGCAGCTCGAATTTGTACTCAGGCGTGATGTGCGGGTTGTCCAGAACAGTGGCCGGAATGTACTGGGTCGTGAAGACCATCTTCTCTTCTTTTCCCTCGACCTCGTTCCAGAACTTCATCTCATTCCGGACAATCTTGCGGCCAATGTCTGTCGCATCGACAAACCGGTTCTTCACCCATCCATGGCCGGGTCCGCCTGGGTTTGACGCACACCGGATAACCGGCGTGACTCCGAGGTACTCAGGCGCTCTCAGACGGCTCTTAATGAAGTCGTACATGCTTTCCGTAAAGCTGGTCAGCTCATCCATGTACAGCCACTGGATTTCTGCGCCAAGGTACTTCAGACGGTCTGATTCATCGTTCATGTGGCAGAAGTATATCCTGCTCCCGTTGATGAACTGGTAGATATGCTCCGATGACCGGTACGTACCAATCTCTTTGGGAATCAGCCGCCTTGCCGTCGCAATCAGCGTTTGCTCCAGCTCAGGATAGGTCCGGCGGAACATGTACGCCGTGGTCCGTGCGTAGGACAGGCACCGCATGATGCCATCCATCACGATTGCATGCGACTTGCTTTAGCCTCCGCCCGCAGCGCCGCCATACAGCACTTCACGGGCGGTTGTCGTGTGGAACAGCCTCTGCTTTGCCGTAGGACAGTACGGAATCTCTATGTTCATTCCACAGATCCTCCTTCCTCTTCAACTACACTGTCCGTGACATCGACCATCGGGATTCCCTCGTCAAGAGTAGGCATCTCAGGCTTGAAGTCGAAATCGCCAAAGCTGATCCTGACTTCCTTCTTCTCATCTTCCTCAACCGGCTTGATTCCGGCACGGTCCAAGATCTCATGTGCCGCATTCTGGATGACGTACTGGTACTGCTGAGGCGTACTGTCAACATCCTGCATCGCAATCTTGATGATCTGCCCGATAGCATCCGGTGATGCCTCTATCGCCTTGATCCGCGCCAGCGTACGCCTGATGTCGGCCTTGTCCATTTCCTTCTTCAGGTACTCCCGCGCACGCTTTAGCCATTTCGGATTGTTCAGCAGTGCGTTCATCGTCTGAGGACTACATCCAACCTGTTCCGCCAGATTCTTCTGCGATACGTTGTTGGAGTAGTAGTAGATCACAATCTGCTCTCTCTGCTGTGCGTTTAGCCGAATCAGCTTTCCCTTCTCGTCATACTGCAATTTCGGAAGATTTGTATTCAGCATCGCCTTTCCTCCTTTCCAAGGGGAATGAAAAACAGAGACAGACGTTTCGTCCATCTCTGCGACGGTAACAGTATAACACAGAAAAACGGGGAGTTTGTCACGCTTTTTTGTATAATACAATTTTGATTTTTGATTTTTTACCAAACACCCCAGGTTCGGGGGTACAGGGCGGGGAGGTATATATATATAGGGGGAGAGGAAACGGGACTCCGATTCACGAATCTCCCCCCAGGGGTGCGCGCATGGGGGTGTACCCCCATGGGGGGTACACCCCAGGCAGAGGCAGAGGCAGAGGCAGAGGCAGCCGTCCCTCTCCCTCCGGAGGAGGGAGCGCCCTTCATTTATTGCCTCTGTCCTACGGACAGAGAACAGCACAACCTCTGCAAATTCAGACTCACAGGTCATAGACCTGTGACCAGCCCACTGTTTACTATACTACTAGTTACTTAGGTCATATACTCAGTCATCTACTCAAAGCAGCTAAAGCAGAAGACGGTATTGTCAGTAGCGCGTAACGCGCGGGCGGCGGGCGGCATGCTCGAGGGATCGCGGCGGGCACGGCGGCGCCATGGCGGCGGGACGGCCGCGGCGGCAATCTGAAAAACAGACCGAAACAGACCGCCGGTCTGTTCTCGGAAAAATCGCGCCAAAAGCGACGCAAGCCGCCACGGGATCCCGACAGCGGCGGACCGGCTGAGGGCGCGCCATGGGGGGACGAAATCGGCTATATAATGAAGCGAAAACTTTTTTTGGATTTTTTGCATTTTGGGGGTTGACACGACGGAAACGGCGTGATATCATGTTGCCATCGGTTGAGGGCAACAGCTCCTGACCGGTTCCGCGGTGCCGCGTCCACCGTGAAGTGCTAGCGAGGGTTATCCATTCGGCATTATGAGAACAAACTGCAAGACGTGCACTGCCAACCTTGACAACTGCATATTCTGATACTTTCCTTTCCTCTTACCGTCGAAACGCTGACCGCGTCCGGTGCGGACGGCTACCGCGCCGCTGATGAGACAAGCCAAAAAAGCCCGTTATCAGGTGCGAACTGATAACGAGCAGTCACAATCTCACCCCACAACGAGAAAGAAAGGACAATGAGATTATACCATGAAGAACATTATCAAAGCAACTGCAAAAGCACTGAAAAGCAGAATCAACGCCATCCGCGAAACACTGGGTTTAATCGGAAAGCGTGTCGGGTACCATGGGATCAAGTGGCACAAGGACAACGACGGCCTGAAAATCTCTGAGCTGAGCGGAAAGCTTGAAGGAATGCACGCGGCTAGCACAAGCCCTGAAGTGAATGAATTCTGTGAGCGTATGAGCAAGATTCCCGGCACGATCTGTCGTAAATGCTTTTCGCGGCGGTCAATCATTCCGGAATTGGGCGGATACAAGAACGGACTCCGTATGAATCTGATCCACAATAGCGAATGGCTGAATGTGGAACGGACCATTGAAGAAATGCCCGAGCTGAATGACTTGTATTTCAGGATTCAGAGCCACGGCGATTGTGACACAGTCACGCAGTGCAAGAACTTCATCCGGCTCTGCCTGAGGAATCCTGAAACCCATTTCAGCGCATGGACCAAAAACGTTATTGCATGGGATAAAGCATTCGCGGAGTTGGGCAAGCCTGAGAACCTCATCATGATCTACTCTGCACCAATGGTGAACCGCGAGGTTAAGTTTGAAGATATTCACCGCGTTTGTCCTTGGGTTGACAAGGTATTCACCGTATACGAGCTTGAATACCTCGCAGAACATGAGGAACTGGTGCCCACTATCAATTGTGGTTCTAAACAGTGTCTCGCATGCAAGCTCTGTTATAAGAAGAACGATGTAACGCAGATCCGCGAGGTTGAAAAGTGAGAGAGGGACAACCCCTCTCCCACTCTCCCAAACAAACAGAAAGAAGGAACAGAAACATGATGTATATTGCAATCATCGCACTGTTGGCACTGCTGGCAATCCGTACCACTGGAACGATTAAGGAAACAATTAAGTACTACAAGCGCATGAAAGCGCTTGAGGCAATGGTAACACTTGAACAGATTTGAGAGGAGCAGAACAATGAAGTACTTTGATATTGAGTCTCTTGAAATTCTGACGGCTGAACAGCTGAAAGACGAATTCTACGGATTCATAGCTAACGACGGAGAGCATGACGGATGGACATTTGATGACTACATCAAAGAATGCACCGGTAAGAATGGCACACTGATAACAATAGATCAGGCAGTAAAAACAGGCCGTGTAAAGTATGACTTCTTTGGAGAGGCGTACGTTGTACTCGAACTCGATTATTAACAGTCGAAACAATCGGTTAACCTGACCGATTGTATACAGCAAGGCGGCACCTGCTGTACTGATGAGACAAGCCACAAAAGAAAGAGAGGAACAAAACAATGAAGAACATTAAACAGAACTACACCAGTGCGGAAACTTCCATTAACGAGACCAAATTACCGGCGATCTATGGCAAGCTTGAAAAGCTGAATATTCGGAACTGTGCCATATTTGACTATGGCTGCGGCAAGTATACGGAACATATCCGGAAATGGTGCCGTTCACGGAATATCGAATATCTCCCATATGATCCATTTAATCAGACGGATGAAACGAACAAGGCAAGCAATCAGCGGCTATGGCAACTGAGAGAGCAAAAGCAGTGGGGCGAATGGATTCCGGTATATGGCGTATGTAGTAACGTATTGAACGTGATCGATAGTGAAGAAGTGATTATATCAATCATAGATCATCTTTGGACGAATACCGACGGCACATTTTACACAGTATATGAGGGCGATAAATCCGGAATCGGTAAAGTCAGCAAGAAAGATTGTTATCAGCGCAATGAAAAGCGCAAAGCCTATGAGAAGTTTATAAAACATTACGGATTCAAGACGAAATACGGAATGTTGATCGTTGAGGGCGCGTAAATTACCAGTCGAAACCGGACCGCTGAAAACAGCGGCCGGTCTTGCGGAGACGGTCTACCGCAACTGATGAGACAGACCAAACAGAATATTTCCCAAATTCCCTATTGTCACGACTTATAAGTTGTGATATAATACACTCATTCCAACAAGGAACAATGACCTACAACGAGAGAGGAGAAAAACGATGAGGAACACGAACACCGATATTCAGACAGTGAATATCAACGGCACCGAGGAAAATATCTTCATTTTTTCCGCTGAACAGCTGATTGATTACCTTGACAATCTGCCTGACTGGGACTTTGACGAGGTGCTGCCGGTTATGGAGTCGCTGTGTGAGCGGCTCGGGCTTGACCTGGCGGACTATGAATACTGTGATGACTGCTTCGACGCAATCACCGCGGCATATCAGGAATGGAAAACAAAGACTGACCGCGACGTCTTGAAATTCCATCTTCACGGCGGCCGCGATGGAGTCGGACCGCTGGTTACCTTCAAGGTGATGAAGAAAGCACCTGATAACGCTGTTATGGTTACTTTGGATCCTGAAAACCGTGTCAGGGATGAGGACATCATCAACGAGTTTGACTATTACCGCACCGATGCCGGATATGTAGCAGTACGGCGTGAACTGTGAGGATTGAAGGCGCAAGCCTTCTTTCCTGTGAATGAAAGGAGAAAAAACAATGACGTACAATCCGAATAAGGAATTTACCTTTTCCGACTATGGTTTCCTTCCTACGATTTCCGTTGGAGATCTGGTCATCCTGACAGAAACTGAGGATCTGATGACCGGAAATAAGAGGTACAATATCGAACCTGACAACGGCAAAGGAATCTGTGACAGCTACGAATACCAGACGTACACATACCACGGAACTATTCGGACCATTTGCGATATATCCTTCCGTGTAAAGGGACTTCACAAAGTCTTAGCAATCAGCGATACCAAGGGCGAATTCACGACAAAAGCCCACAGAAATATTACGCTGTCTGCTGATCTTAAGGAAGAATGGGAATGAGGGCGGAAAGCCCTCTATCCTGTATCCTGTACCATGAAAGGAGAAAAAGCAATGACCGATGAAAAAGAAAAGCTGTTCCGTGACCAATTTGCTGCGAATCTGAGAGAACAGCGGAAAGCAAAAGGATTATCACAGAAACAGCTTGGATTGCTCTGCGGATTTACAGAGAGTTCAGCTGAAAGAATGATACAGAAATACGAACAGAAAACACAGACTGCAAGTGCCTATAATGTATCATTGCTCTGTTCCGCTCTCAATTGTTCGCCTGTCGATCTGCTGCCGGTAACCTGAAAAATAACCGCTCCATGATGGAGCGGCTTTTTTGTTACTTCAAATAACCTTGTCAAGCTCAGCGAAAAATGCCCGCTTGTCCTTGTAATAGACCGATTTACAGCCCGCATAGCCTAGCTTGACAGCTTTATCATACCCAAAGCATTTCCTGAGTATTTCGCCTTGCGGGAATTTGCTGCATGCCCTGTCGATCTGGTCATTAATCGACTGATGCCGACTGATCAATAGCGCCTGTTGCTGTGTGGGATCTGCTCCACCTGACGAGCGGGAACCGTCACCGCTGATTCCCGCTGGAAGGTGAATGATATCAGCAATCTTTCTTTTCCGCTCATCGTACTGCATGAGAACTGCTTTGATTTCGCGCCAACGCCACTGTGAAATATGCCGGTTTCCTTCTCTCATATCATCAGATCTCCTATTCTGCAACGGCCGCTTTGATCTGCTTTTCCATCGGCATAACTGTTACCTTTATGCCTGGCCTGTCGTAACTCCATTGCTTTGTTATGATCTCATATGCCACCTGAGCGTCATCTTGCCAATAGCCGCATTCGGTCATACAGTCTTTGAACAGTTTGTTCAGGTTGTCCGTATCCGGTGCGGTAACTTTCCAAGTGTTATCCTGAGTTCTCGTTTTCGTGTGAAAGTACCAGTCAACACGCAGAAAGAGTGGACCTGTCAGCGGCTTTTCCGGTGCGAACTTTGACAAATACGCAAGATACAGCGCCTTTACATCTTTCAGCTTTTCAGGCATATAACGTCTGGGCTTGCCGTCCTGAACAGCTATTTTGGCCTGCTGGGCAGTTGTCCTTGGCGGGAACATGGAAAGAAAGAATCGAATCATACCAATTCACCTGCTTTCTGCTTTTGTTCTTTCAGCCGATCAGCCCACCGCTCGAGCTTGTGCATGATGATACCTGGAAGCAGTGTATCCAATTCATATTCTCCGATGAAACCGGATGCCATAAGCGCACACAGGACATCAGCTATTTCCTCATAGAGGTTTGCTTGTGCTTTCTGAAATGTGATTGTTTCATCTGTCGGATTTCCCAGTTTCATGGTACGTCTGAGTTTAAGTGCTGCATGCGTGAGTTCTGCCGCCTCTTCTGCAACCACGGTCAGAATTTCCGTGACGGGGATCTGAGCGCGGATCTCTTCAAATTCTTTCAACTGTTCCATGTTTTTCTCCTCACTTTCTTTCTGCGACAAAGATAAAGTAAATGTATGTTGTGGTGGGCATGGGGAGGGGAGGTTTAAAACCCCTCCCATCCCGCACACACATATATACATTTTTCTTTATATAGGGATTTTCGCGTGCGTGCGTAATTTCCCGCACACTGGTTTTATAATGTACGTGTCGCTCATTTCCTCACATTACAGCCGTAATGTACGTGTCGGCTGTTTATAATGTGCGTGTTTATAATGTGCGTGTTATTGCCATCATTGGAAATCTCAATGTCCGTTCACTGTTCATTTTCCTCTTTTGGCAATAAAAATTTACCATCTTTGTACTCAATTCCATAGTTAGAAGCACGTTTTCTTAATGCTCTTTCCTTGAGTTCACCCTGATAATAATTAAGCATTTCAGGAAGACCGCCGCCTGTTGCATCAATAGCATTGATGAACTCTGAGCGATTTTTTGCTTTCTCTTCTGCCTTGTATCGAATCAGAGCCTCTTTGCCGTTGTTCCTTGCTTCCTCACTGCCCCACGCCGGACCTTTTTTGTCAATCATTCTCTTTTTCTTTTTATCACTAAGCGCTTTTTCGGTCAGATGATCTGCATCTACGATATGGACCGGATAGTCAAACCAGATCGTGAAGTCAGGGAATGACGGAAACTCTCTGAGTGTCGCTGAAATATTCCATGCTGTTCTGCGTTCGATCTGTTTGACAGCTACTTTTGCGGCGTTATCAACCTGCTCATATTCCTGAGGCGTGAGACAATCGTAACATGCTTTCTTCATTGCGGACATGTTTCCCAGATCGACGCCTTCAAGCAATTGTAGATAATTTTTCTTCCTGAAATACCTCATTGCATTCAGGCAGATCTGAGAAACAGACTGCACGTTCATGGCATCTCTTGCATCATCTGATAGTTCTATTTCCAGCATGTCTACGATGGCATCTGGATCCCGCGCAAAGACTCCGGAACCGCTGGCCCGATCTGCCGCCCGTTTGCCCCACTGACTGCCCTTGCTGTGATGGTGGCAGTAAATGACCGCACACCCAAGCTCCGCTGCGACCTTGTCAAACTGATTGCAGAACAAAGACATCTGATCTGCTGAATTCTCATCGCCCGTGATAATCTTATATATAGGGTCGATGATGATTGCAGTATATCCTGACTGTTTCGCCCGTCTGATCATCTTTGGTGCAAGCTTATCCATTGGTTCACTCTTGCCGCGCAGGTTCCAGATATCGATATTTCGCACATGTGGCGCAGTGATGCCCATGGCACGATATACATCTGCAAATCGGTTAAGACAGCTTGCCGGGTCCAGTTCCAGATTGACGTAAAGGACCTTTCCCTGCTCACAATCGAAACCAAGCCATTTCCTGCCTTCTGCAATGGCTATGCAAAGCTCGATTAAGGCAAATGATTTACCCGCCTTGCTAGGCCCGCTGAGGAGCATTTTATGCCCTTTCCGCAGCACTCCATGTATCAGTTCCGGAGCCAGTGCTGGCAGATTCTGGTAATAATCTGCGTAGCTTTCAATGTCAGGCAGATCGTCGTTAGAGGCCTCGATAAACTCTTTCCACTTGTCATAGGACTCCTGCCCCATCTGGGTATCCACAATATATTGCGGATGCCCTTCGCGGGTAGCACCTGGAAGCCGTGACAGTCTTGACGGGTTACGATTATTGGTATCCAGTTTCAGGCCGTTTTTCTCACAGACACTGTACAGATAATCGACACGCGCTCTGTACTCGTTGAATGATCCCGCATCAATCCGTACAATAGCATGGAGCGATTTTTTTCCTGAATGGACCAGAACGACAACAGGCAGCTCCAGCTGTTTTATCAGGGCGTACTGCTTGCCGATTGGCAGAGAGTCACTCTCAACCAGAGCATACCTGAAAGCGGTCACATTTGCGTCAGAAACGCCCTTGCCGTCAAGAGGATTAAACCGTATCCATGCGCCGTAGGCATCGTTGAAATCGCCCATTACAGCGCCTGTATCGCCGTTACAGGCATACAGCGCCTGTATCAGTTCACCGGCAGTCTTGGAGTAGCTACCCTTGCCAGGCACGTATCTTGGCGGCTTGTCCGGATCGTCACTCTCTTTGGCATAGGCCTGAGTCACAAAGCCGACATATTCATCAGGCTGGAACAGCGCCTCCAGATACTGAAGTAACTGCTGTGTCGGATTGAAATTCTTTGGGCCGGGGACTTCTTCTTCCATGACCCATCGCTGGTCAATAACTCTCAGCGGATCGTCATCATTTCTGGATGTAACTACAAAATCCTCATCCCAGCCGAGGGGCTGATCCCCGTCAGGCTGCGGGGACCAGCCATTATCCATGGCCATTTTGACGATTGTTCCGACAGATACATCACGCATGCCGGCGCCATTAAACGTTACCCATTTCTTGTAGCATTCGCCCGAATGGTAACGGGCGGGATCTTTCTGGGACCATCTGTCCCATACCACAGCTGATTCTCCAGCTGATTTCAGCGCCATGCCGACCTCTACCCACTCGGTATAAGTCAGCCGTGCCGGATCCAGATGCTCCAGTATCTCCTCGATCTTGTAATCATCAGTCAGCATTTATGTCTTCCTCGCTTACATCAGACAGAGGTACATCAGACAGAAGTTGGTCATAAATCCGATAATTGCACTCTATTACTCCGCCGCACTCCTCTGTATGTTCGAATTCGCAGGTTCCACAATCTGTACATCTTACAGCCGTCTCCAAGGCGGCCTCCATGCGATCAATCACGTCACAGAGATGGCAGATATATGCCGGATATGCATATTGATAAAAATCATACGAATGATCAGGGTCATACCATTCATCCACGCATTTCTCCGCAGATATTATCGACCTTATCAGCGATCTATTGTATTTATAATCATTTGCTTTCGGCAGATCACTGATTGTCTGCCCGAAGCGGTTAAGCAGTTTTTCAATTCTCTCGTCAGCGGTCATAAGTTACGCCTCCTCAATGAATTAGTAATGGCTCGACAAATATTCTTCATCGGCTTTTTCGATAAAATGTCTATCGATATAACACCCAACAACAGTTCCTTCTTTGTCTTCATACTGAAAGTGGCTATCCCATGCATCGCCAAACAAGCCACAACTTTCCCCACGGTCGTTTTCGTTGCTCCAGTAAGAATATAACGGACATTTACTGCATTTCATTATTCTCTTCCACCTCAAATTCATCCATTTCCCATTTCACTTGCCTTCCGCATTTCTTCATAGAATTTCCCGCCTTTTTTATAATTGTCATGCAGTCTCCATGCTCTGCATTTTGTTGGCTTATCGCAATATAAATAGCCTATGTAGCCATCATTCAAAGAACAACGGTATGGTTCATAATGCTTGCAGGTTATGCACATATGAGGGGTTTTCATTCCCATTTCACCGACCTTCCTGATCATCATGAATTTCTTTCAATGGACACCAAAACGGCCTGTATTCCAGAGAATATCTCCGTTCTTTGTCGGCTTGACAATATCCGCTCTCACCGTCGTGGCACGGGCATTCATAACAATATTCTGGGAGCGCATCAATTGTCGTTATCTGTATCATTCCCATTCTCCTTCTCCTTCTCTCCACAATGCGGACAGTACTTATATTTGAAATACGTATGATTAACTGTTGGAGTACAGACGTATTTGCCGCATTTGGAACACCTGGCAATTAGGAAGCCGAGCCATGATGGTGCGACTTCTTCTTTTTCAATCCATTCCATCAGCTGTTCTCCTCACAGTCACAATACTCATTAATGCGTTTTTGTCTGCCGGTTTTGCCACATCTCGGTATTCCGTCATTTGTAAGACGGCCAGATATCCACCACAAGCACTTAATGCATTCCATTGGTATTGGTTTTGGCT